TTCATTGAGTTCTTTAATAGAATTCATGATAGAGTCAATTTTACTATTCTTTAGTTCTTCAGTAATTGATTGACTACACGTAGGACAAATTTCGTTATGAGTAAAAAACTCGTGCTGTTTTTTATGAGCAGAAAATTTCTGTTGAATTTTTCCTTTCAAAGTATTTAATTTTTTTAACTTGGTAGGAGTAAATGCTGTACTCTCAAGTTCTTTGCAATAAATTTCTGTTTGCTTATTGAACTCTTCTACTAATTCTTGAGAAGCAATACGTTCTAAATCTAATTCACTTATGAACTTTTGTTTTTCAACAATAGAGTCCTGATCTCTTTTGTTTATCTCATTGATAAACTGTTGTTGCATATTAATTTTTTGTTCAGCAAGTTCTACTTTGTAATCCACGTCTTTCATCTCTTCCGTAGATGTTTTGACCTTATCTTTTAGAACAGTATTCATTATAGAAAAGATTTGGATATCCAAAATGTCTTCAATAATATCACGTCTTTGAGTAATAGGAAGACGCATGAACGGAACAAAGGTAGAAGAACCAAGCACCACAATCTGTGTGAATGACTTGTAGTTCATCTTAAGGATGCTCGTCTCCAGTTGCTTTTGATAATCATTATTATTACTGGATTGATCCAGCATCTGACCGTTCTGATATATCTCAAACTTTGCTGGTTTGATTCCACGCACTACTTTGAATTCATTTTTACCAATCAAAAAATCAATTTGCACTTCAGTATCTTTTTGATTGATACTGTTAACTAGCATCGGTTTGTTGATCTTACGAAATGGTTTCCCAAACAAAGAAAATGTAAGAGCATCCAAGATGGTACTCTTACCTGCGCCGTTTGATCCTATAATCAGATTAGTTTTCGCAGCTTCAAGATCAATTTCTGTAAACACATTACCTGTTGACAAAAAGTTTTTCCAACGAAGTTTTTGAAAAGTAATCATTAGGTATCAAGTAGGGGGAATAATAAAATCATCGATAGTTATTATAGCATACCCGTGTTCTTTCTCTTCACAGGCTGCAACAATAAGTTCTTTTTCTATTTCTATAATTTGTAGTGTTGGTCCGTTACGTAATTCCAATAGTTGTATAGCATAACGTTCGGCGTCGTCTTGATCTTCAAATATAGGAATGATGCGTTCTCCTGTAGAAGAATCAATTAAAGAAAAAACTCCTTCAGGTTGGTCTACAAGAGAAAGAACATATGTTTGCATTAAACTAGTTCACAACTTTCCATATATAGCGATCTCATAACTTTTTTAAGAGAAGATTTATCTACGGACATCTCTACCTCATCGATATATTCATTCAACAAAGTCAGAGTATCTTTTACTTCGAGATCAATGTCTTCAGTTTCATCTTCTCTTACAAGCGTTTCTACAATTTTAATATCATACACACCTGCAGCATACAGAGAGTCAATAACTTTTTCAAACTCATAGTAATCTTTCTTTTCTTCTACGATTACTTTCACAAAAGTATTTTTGAACTGACTATAGTCTAACTTCATAGTTTTATCTACATCGTTGTAGTATACTTTTTTGAAGATTTCGTATGGGTTCTTAACCATACGCAATTTATTAGATGCTGGTTCGTATAGATGAAACCCTCTCGTGTCAGCATAATCATTCCAGAACATCTGGTAAGGATTGCCAAGGTATGTAATATTACCTTTGGTTGACTTGTGATGATAGTGTCCAGAGAAGACTTGCTTGAAGTTCTTATAGATCTTGGGATCCATACCATGCTCCATCTTCATACCTGGTGTTACTTCAAACCCGTCAAGCTCAAGATGTCCCATAACTATTTGGGCATCTGTAACTTTGAGATGCGCCATTGTCTCTTCTTCGTTTTGTTTATTGATCCAAGGGACAAAACAAATTCTTGTACCCTCAATAGTAACAGTACAAGTCTCATCGTAGACACGAATATTATCATAGTCACCTAGCAACAGATCAGGAGAGTTGATGGAGTTTGTGTTTTTATAGTATACACAATGGTTGCCCAGAATAGTATGGACTGTGATTCCCATCTCATTCAGTCTATCAAAGTAGTGAGTACGAATTCGATTCCAGACATTAAAGTCAATGCCTTTGCGGTTATCAAACGTGTCACCTAGGTCGATGATCTCTGTAATACCTTTCTTCTCTAGCGTAGGGAAGAACACATTATCGTAGAACTTAAGGAAGTAATTCCAAAATATTGGAGAACCTTTACGACCATCTAAATGTTGATCTGTAATAAGTGCTACTGTCATCTGTTCATTTTAGTTTCAATATTTTCTTTGATGCTACCCATATCAGAGTATGAAGCATTCATACCTGCCATATCACCTTCATAAGTTTCTGTATACATCACTTCTTGATGTCCAGATCTTTCAAGGATCTTACTCTTAATTTCTAACTGACGTTTCTCTTTCTGGATACGACGCAAGAAAGCATAGTAAATGATTTGGGTAAAATAAGCAAAAGGGTTGGAAGACTTCTCTGGATTAAAGTTGTCAATATACTGTAGGCAGTTCTCAATGCCGTCACAGATCATATCCTCTCGGAACATGTAGTTGACAAAGTTTGGTTTGTATGATAGATGCGTGGCAATCTTAAGAAAACATTCACCAACATAGTTTGGAACTAAAGGTTTGCTCTTTCCTTTATTTTTAGCAACCTCTACCTTACGTTTGTATTCAACAATAGCTTCAAGAAACTCTTTATTATTTACGTAATATTCAGTCTTTGCTTTTGCCATGTTGCTTTTATTTGTTGATATGATTATATCAGAAATTCTTATTCCTGTCAAGCCTCTTGACAAAAGACCTAAAACCTAATAGAATAACTCTGTTAAGGGTGAAAGAGCAATAGTATCAGCTTTTATTAAATAGAGATTCTAATTTCTTTTTAGTATCTTCTACTGAACCCAAGTATCCCATTTCTTTTGAGAGTAAATTACTATTAGATTCTTCATCTGAATTTAATTTATTTACATTCATAATGTAATAAGCTAATATCCTTTCATCCAATTCTGAAATAGTAACTACGCTATTCATTTCTATAATGAACATATCATCATACGAAGAGGAGATCCATTCCTTTAATGAGAATCCTTCAATGTTTCTACCTAATTTTTTCTGTGATACTTTTTCAACGAGAAGAGGGTTATCTAGTAACAAAGAATCTTCATCTGTCATGTAACAGACTTTAGAAACTATCTCTTCTCCTGATGACAACTTTATTGTCGCATAAAATTCTTCTTCCATTTATTACCTTAAATTTACTTTAATTGTTTCATACTTAAAGTTTTCTTCCTGGTAAATTGCCATCCTTTCGTATAGATGTTTGAGCGTGTAATTTTCTCTACTACCTGAAATGTCGTCAGCAATATCATATAGAGTAGCAACCTCTTTACCTTCTCCCTTCCTTAATACTCTACCAATACTTTGTAAGTTTCGGACTCTTGATTTAGAAGGTGATGCGAAGATAATATTGTGTAATCTTTTGATATTAATACCAGTGCTGAATGTTCCATAAGAAGCAATGATCACTGCATTGTCTTCTTTCTCTGTGATGTTTCTAACCAATTCTCTATCTTCGGTATCGATACCGCCGTGAACAAAGAATACTTTACGATCATCACTAACACTATTATTTATCAGTTCATATAATGGTTCACCGTGCTTCTCCACATAGTTGAAGAGAACAAGAGTGTTGCCATTAATATCACTAACAAGATTTTTGATTAAGTTATTTCTTTTTTGGTGAGTTACTATGTACTCCATCTCTGCGTGATAGTCTTCAAAATATTGATACTCGTGCTTACATACTAAAATTTTAATCCTTAAACTTGAAAGGTATCCCTGCTTAATCAGATCATCAGTTTTAGTAACTTTGTCACACGCACCAAACAATCCTTCCAACACCCACTTATGAGTCTTGCTACCATCTAACGTACCAGTAAATCCAAAACGGTACTTGGCATTATGTAGTTTGGTCATGATGCCCGTCAGACTCTTCGATTTAAATAGATGTGCTTCATCACCGATAACACAGTCAATGTCATCGAAGTATCTTTTGGGAAACTTATAGATTGATTGCCAGGTAGATATGACAACTGGTTTATCAGTATTCTTATCTTTGCCTGAATAAATGGTGTGACAAAACTCGGTGGCATTCCATCCATAGTCGCTAAAATCTTTAATCATTTGTTCTACCAAAGAAGTAGTGGGAACTACTAGTAGAATCTTTTTACCTGTAGCAACATAATATCTCACAATACTGTAGATCATTAAAGATTTTCCTGACCCCGTAGGCGAGAGAAACAATCCTTTATTATATTTTAATGCTTTGTATACGGTGGCATATTGGTAGTCTCTTGGTGAGTACTTACAAATTTTATCCATATAAACTTTAACACCACCAGGAGAAACTAAATCATTAACTTCTTCTGGACTACCATACCAATCATTATTTTCGTATGATAATCTATACTTCCTTTCCGTACACCAAAGTTTTAAATGTGGTAGTAGACCATTATAGAGATCACCAGTACCTGGAGAATACAAATGAATCATTCCATCCCAGTATCTAAATCTTGGTTGACGTTTTAGAAACTTTGCTTCTGGTAGTTCAAAGGAAAAGTAATCTGCCAACTCTCTGTGAGCGTGGGGTTCGCAAGTAACTGTCAGATAAACTTCGTTCTTTTTCTTAACAGTGATGAGGTTAGACATCACGCACTCCCGTTAATAAATTTTTCCCATTCAATGGCGCTCTTAATCTGAAATCCCCTATTGGAGATTTGTCTCATAACTTGCTCAAGAAAATATAACATCTGATCGATAAACTTTACTTTAGCTTCGATGTTAATAATCTCATTGTCTGCTTCCATATAGACCTTCATTTTTTCTGCGGTCTTGATAGAAGCACCAAATGGTTTCTCTGCATAAACTTTTGCTTCTGCTTCTCCACCATAGTATTCTCTTTTTTCTTTCACCATTCTACGAACTTCAAACTCTAAAGAAGTTTTGATCTGGGAAAGATCTGTATAGTAATTTAAATACTTGTTATGTTGAAACGGAATCTCTAATGCAAGTCTTGCAAGATCTTCTGAATATTCTTTGTTTTTAAACTGGAAATCGATTTGTGTATCTTGTTGCCACTCTTCTCTAATTTTAGAGAAGCGTTGATTTAGTTTGTCAAAGTTCATATAATCCTGAAGTTTTTATCACGAATAGTATACCGAGTATACTTGAAAGTCACGTTAGATGTGAAGAAATCAATGTCCTGTGATGAAGCGTCGAACGTTAACTCTGTCAGAGATATTGGAAAGATTTTTTCAAAATCAATAACAAAATTTATATTGTTACTTGAAGTATGAATTTCTAGTTGGGCACCAGAATAACCAAGACCTTCTACTTCACCACCAGATTCTGCGTTGCCGTTGTCTCTAATCCAGTTCCATATTGAAGTGTAGTTTGCCATATCTTCGTCTACAATAAAACGAAGTTGTAGGTTACCATAAGTAACACCACCGCCAGCAATAATAGGAACTCCCCTAAATCTTGTCTGCACTTCTGTGAAGGGCATCTCCACATCAGGAAGATTTACTGCTTGGCAAAAGAAATCAACACCAGAAAATCTTTCAAGTTTTAACTTGAATCCAACAGGAGTTAAATAGTTTCTATTTTTAGGTTGTTCCTTGTACCAATTAGCAGACATGTCAGCGTCCCAAGCACTACTATTTAGCAGTCATTGAAAACTGTTCCTACTTGGGATCCTAGTTCGGAACCTGCTTTCTGTCCTAGCAACAGTGCCCATCCACCTGCCAACCAACCAACGTAGGGGATGGTAGCAACGGCAGGAACAGCAACACCAGCCGCGATAGCACTACCTGCCATTGCACCTTGAGACCGTGCTCCAGCGTCCGCCACGAT